TTGTCCGCCACGCCTGTAGCGTTCTTTTGGTTTTCTAGGTTTTTATTAAACTTTTCCATGTTGCCGCTAACTAAAGGCAGCACCGCCTTTAGGGCATCAACGGAGCCAAATAGCTGCGTCAACTTAGTAGTGCTGCCGCCCGTTGCTTGCGCTACATCAGCTAATAGCCCGCCAAATCCTTTGGTGCGCAATCCTGCTTCATTAAACTCAATGCCTAACTCTTTGGCTAGGGATTGCGCTTCCGCTGTTGGCTTTAGTATCGCGACTAACGCCTGATTTAATCCAGTAAATGTTGCTTCAACTGGTACACCTTGCGCTGTAACGGTGCCAATCGCGGCGTTTAATTCATCGATGCCAACGCCAGCAGCATTTGCAGTTGGGGCCAAGCGTCCGATTTGAGTGGCGTATTCAGCCAATATAATTTTGCCATCATTTTGCGTTTGAATAAATCCATCCACCAAATTTCCGGCTTGAGCGGCAGCCATTCCATAGGCGTTTAACACGCTAGTAACAGCATTGCCAACTGTATTTAAGTCGCTCATGCCACCCACAGCACCCTTGGTGGACGCCTCTAGGATTACAGCCTGGTCGGATACACTCATAAAACCGGCCGACGCAACATCGTATGCTGCGGCTGTTAACTCAACAGCAGAGGCTTGTCCTTTCAGTTCATTTGATAGGTTCATGAACCGAGCAGAAGCTGCATCAGCATTAACACCTAGCGATTTAAGCGCACCTTCCGCTTTTGATTGCTGAACTAACGTATCAAATGATTGTTGTAGGGTGAAGGTTGCGGCAGTTACCGCTGCAAGTTGACCTACGACTGAAGATGCTGCACTTTTAAGCTTTTTAAATATGCCATCAGTCTTCTTAGGGATCCGGTCAAACGAACCATTTAACTTTTCTACCTCATCTTGAATCGCCTTAAGCAGTGACTGCGCCTGCTTGCCATCAATGTTGATGGCGACATTGGCAACTACAGACATGACCGACGACCTCGCATGAGGCCAGTCTACCTGCGGCGATTCTTTCTAGCCGCTTCCTCTTGCTCTTGCGTTTCGATCTCAAATAGGGCTGCCCAGATTTGCAGCTCTTCCTTTGTAATGCGCTGGCTTAATTCGCTGAGTGTATAGCCCAGCTCGCGAGCCAGGCGAAGCATGAGCCTTAGATACAAGTCACGCTTTAACTCAGTGGCTACTTTCCCGCTTCTGCCTCGGTTACATCGTTCTTGTCTGTGATGACAGCCAGCATCATGATCTGCAAGTCTTCATCACGCACCTCGTTTTTTAGTTCAGCGATCTCGCCGGGTCTGAACAATGGCTGACCGGCATCATCTTTTGCCTTCTGAATCAGCAGCTGCAGCGCAAAGGCAATCGCCTCGTCGCTTCCAGCATCCTTCTGCGCCTTCTCCCTCTCGGCCATCGTAAGGGGAGTGCAGTAAAACTCAAACTCACTGCCATCACTCAGCGTGACGACTTTCTTGATGGGGACTAGGTGAGCAGCTTTCTTGAGCCGATCAAGTGCGCGAGCCATGTAATTACGCTATACGACTGTATTGTAGGCATGGGAAAGCCCCGGTACAAGACCAGGGCTTCTGTGTCTGCGTGATCAGCTCTTGACCAGATCAAACGTAGGCGCATCGCTCGGGCGGAACGACACTTCGATTGACTGGCCGTCGTCAGGGTTGACCGTGAAGTTGGCAGCCGTCAGGATGACGGGCACCGTGATCGAACGGCTGAGCGTATCGCTGACGCTGCCGCCGCTCACCACGCGATCGATGTACAGCTTCATCGTGGCGCCCTCCTGCTCCCGTTGGAGCACATCAGCAACCAAGCGGCTGGCGATGCTGGTGTCTTCGCTGGTGGTGTAGATAGTGGCCGAGCCTGAACCATCAGCAAAACCGCTGATGTACCGGCGGAATGGCACGGTCTGACCAGCGGCCTGGCCGATGGTGGTGACGTCGATCTCTTCGCGGGTCACTTCAAACGACCATTCGCGCACCTCGGCTACTGCCACGAAGCTGTCGTATGCCACCTGAAAGATGTTTGGCGTTACAGCCGTGCCATCATCGGTGATCGCCACGGTAGAGCCACCAAGCGTGGCAGATACCTGCATGGCACCAGTGCTGGCGGTGTAGGCGATGACGTAGTAGGTAGTAGCAGCAGAGATGCCGCCAGGCAGGGTGCCAGAGCCCGCAGCGCCAGTGTTGACGTTGATCACACTGAACTGCACCGGGTCGCCAACCTTGAAGCCAAGGAACGGCATGACAGTGATCACGTCAGTGGTGGCATTGACGCCAGATTCGGCAAACGTGGCAATAGTGCCAGCTGGCTTGTAATAGAGCGCCCCGGCTGTGCCGGACAGAACGGTGGCAGACATCAGTCAGCGGAAGAACTGCCGTCAGTCTACATACGCCTCAAACGTGATCGTAAGTTGCGTTTGGTAGTAGGCCGCAGGCGCTGGTGGTGTGATCTGCGCCGGTCCTGATGCTGCGTCGAAGTGAATATCGCTGACCACTTGCCGGTCAAATAGATCCTTGATGCGCTCGGCAATGGTGAAGTTCGCAGCAGTGCCAGCGCCTAGCGGCGTAAACACATTGACCGTCAGCACGCCATTTTGCCGGTTGAAGCCAGTAGACGGCGCCAGCAGCGTGGCATAGGCGTTATCGCCAAACCGAATGAACGCCTGCAGCCATGGTGTGTTGTTCGGCGGCGTGAATGGTACGTTCTGATAGCTGACCGGGTATATCGGTGCTGCAGCCATCTGCGTAGCAATGCGTCCTTCGATGGCAGCGCGGATGTCGTTGTAGGTAGCGGTCATTGCCTGTTACGGGTGTAGGTTCTGCCAATGCCTGCGGCAGCTTTTATTATTCTGCCTTGCACGTCTTTTGCGACACCTTGAATCCATCCTGGCTCGGCTTGCTTGCTGCGATACTGCCCGCCCCATGACGGGGGGTAACTACCACCTGCTAGCGGCTCCGCATATGGCAGGTTGTTGTGGACTGAGTAGACGTTGCCGACTTTCTCTTTTTGGTAGCCAAGGCGTTTAATGGCAGTTACACCTGGATAGCTGCCGGATGGCGCAATGCCTCCAGGCGCTGCGTTCTCGCCTACCTGCCAGCTGGCGCGGAATCTGCCGGTATCAACTGGGCTGGCTTGCTTTAGCAGGCTGTCAGTTTCTAGCACCGCTGCACGCAGCAATGCTTCTAGCCGGTTTTGAACATAATCACCAATTTGATCTACCCGAATTTTTGCCATTAGTCCCTCAGGATCAGCTCATAGGTGATGGCCGTGTTGTCCTGTTCGATGGTGCGCACCTCAATTATCTGCAGGCTGCGATTGCTGATGATGACGCGATCGGCGGTTGTAGGCACTGCTGCCGTGTCTGCTGCAGCGATGATTAGCCGCTTATCGCCAGCTTCGATCAGGTCATTTACCTCGCGCAGCGTTACGTCCTCCAACACGCCGCGCACTGTGGTGTCCGTCGCTGTCTCAGCGGCAGTGCCGGTAGTTGTGTTGTACGCGCCAAGGGTTACGCTGCGGATTGTTGCTACACCGCCGAATCTTGCCATCAACTTGCTGGCAACCTTGCGTAGCGGGCTAGCAAGTGCCATCAGAGCTTGTAGGCGACGCAGTGGCCGTTCTGCAGCTTGATGCTGGTAAACACACCGTATAGCGTGGTTGCAGCGCTAAACGACTGGCCGGATAACGCGTTGCCGTCGTAGTTCTGAGCTGCGATCGCATCAATATGAGTGTTGGTTGTGAAGTGAATCGCGCCCCAGCGGCCTGTTCGTGTCGTGGTGTCACCGATAAAGGTTGCACCGATTGAATAGTCAATGCCAAAGAAGTTAGGCTCGCTCATGGCTAGATCCTGTAGGCGACGACTTTGCCGCTCGCCAGGGTGACGCTAGTAAACACGCCGTCGATGAAATCGCCAGCCATCAGCGGAACCGATGTAAACGCATTGCCAGTTGCGTTCTGGACCGTGGCAGTGCTGATCACGGCATCAGCAACGGCGTAGAGCCTGTAAAACCTACCGGCATGGGCTGCCGTGTCGCTGATGTACTCAAAGCCAATGTTGTAGTCGTCCATGATCAGCTTCGGCGGATTGAAACATTGCCTGGTCCACTGATTCTAAGCCCTGTCAGGTATCGCTCCATGATCGGCGGCACCTTGTCAGCACCAACGGCGCCATAGCCAAGATTAGGCGTCACGTCAAGGCTGCCGATCTTGACATTCTTATAGTCTTCCAGTCCGCTCAAGCCAATTCCATCTGGGTTGTTGTGCAGATACGTTGCCAGCACTACCTGCGCGTATTGAATCTGCGCCGGGATCTCAGTATCTGTAAAGTAGTCCGTCGTGATGCGGAACGGGAACCCTACCGCATAGGTATTGATGTAGGTATCAGGCTTGCGCACGCCGGTGCGCGGCCACTGCAGCGCCTGCGTATCGGTCGCGCGTGCGCCAAGGAACCGTTCGCGGTCTAGCCGTTGCGTCGCGGTAAAGAGTGCCCGGTTCTTCTGGTCAGTGGTAGCCGATGCCCATGCCGTGACATCAGTATCCTGCACGAATCCGTCAATGATCGCTTGCGCTGCTGCCAGCGTCAGGTAGCTGTTTGCGTCGGCCGCGCCTGGCGTGGCCACGATTGTGATTGCCATCGTCAGGCTCCGTTAAATCCAGTGTAGGAGTTGGCTCTGGCATAGAAAGAGAGGCCACCTCCGTAGAGGTAGCCTCGCGGTCACGCAGTCGCCGGAAAGCGAACAGCCCCATCAGACGCGCTTGAGCAGCACGGTCAGGATCACACCAGCCAAGGCGGTGGTGGTACCTGTCACGTCCAGCGACAGCCGGTTGCCAACTTCAAGGGTGAGGTCAGCAGTGGTGGCAGTCAAGGCAGGAGTCTGCTCGGTAAGAGCAGTGCCTTTGAAGTTGATGGTGGCGCTCAGCAGGTCATCACCAGCAGTGGCGGCTTCAGTGCCTTGGCAACGACGGACGGTGCCGGTTACGGCGCTGCCATCGCTGCCAGCAGTTGCGTGAACTTCACGCACTGCCACCACTTCACACTTAACGGGAGCAGTCCAGAATTGCACGTCGGCAATCGAGGATGCCCCGTAAAAAGTGGCTTCGAGATACTGCTCGGTGGACAGTTCAAACTGGGAAGGTTGTGCCATGGTTAGTTACCTCAATCGAAGTTGGAGGTGTTGGTAGCACGCACGATCCCAAGGTTCTTGAGTTCGTACACCCTCGACCAGTTGCCAACCGTTGACAGTTGAGCGCGGGTCGGATTGGCGGTCGTGACGCCCCACTTGGCACCAACAGGGTGGTAGCAGTAGTGCAGGTCGATCGACATGGCATCGCTCTTGGCGAGGATGTCACGGTCGGTTTCGGTCTGCATTGCGAGCTGTTCGCCGGAGGCAACAGCACCCTGGGTGAAGAAGTAAGTGGCGTACTCGGTCGAGCTGCCGCTGCCTTCGGTCTGCACATCGTCAGACACGATCACGCGCAGACCCATGTAGGTCGGCACGTTCACTTCGCCGCCAAATGCTGCAGCCATCGAACCGCCCGATTGGGTGGAGGTGGTGCCGCGTGCTTCAGCAGTGCTGACGTAATCAATTGCACGGCGCTCAACCAAGTCGTAGTACACCTTGCTATGAAGGGCAACGGCTGCCAATTTGTCGCCTTGATCGCCCAGCAGGCTGCGGGCTTCCGCAACGTGACGTGGGCTAAGTGTGGTGGGGGTGTCGCCAGATTCGCCGTCGATGGTTAGACCAAAGAAAGCAGCAGATGAGCTAGTAGTGCCGAGGGTGCCGAAGACACCAGCAAGGCAAGACAGCAGATCCTTCTGACGTTGGTTGGCAACGTAGTCAGCGATCTTGGCACCGATGGCGGCCATGGGATCGGCACCAGCAGCCAAGGCTGCCAGGTCGCGAGCCTCAAAGGCGCGGCCACGATGCAGGATGACGCCGACTTGCTTGTCAGCAGTGATCTTGCCGGGACTCAGCGAAGTGCTATCGGTCAGCACTTCAAAGTCGCCAGACAGGTTGGCTTTCCAGAAGGGGACGTTGATAAAGTCACCACCCTCAGTTGCATTCAGCTCCGCCAGGGGCTGCACCACACCGCTAGCCAGGAAGGCATCACGCTGCGTGGTTTGCTCGATGACGTAAGGCGTAAAAACCTCTGGGATGATGATGTCAGAGCGAAGAGTCGCCATGATTCATCTCGGGGAAATGGTTTACGGTGTGGGCGCAGCCCAGGCTCTGTGTGGCGCAGCCATCACGAGCAGACACTCAAATACTAACGGTTAGCTGCAGCTTTCATCCGCTCATACAGGTCACGATCTGTACGAAACAGTCTTGCCTGCTCAGTTAGGTTGAATGAATCACGGCTGAATGGGTTAGCCATGCCTGCCGGAATGCCGCCAGTGCTGGCACCGGCTGATGGTGCGCCACTGCCTTGTGGCTTGGGTTGCTTTTGCATCCATGCTGGCAGCGTCTTAGCCCACTCGCTGACAGGCGTGCGCTGGTAACCGTCAACCACTACGACGGTGCCATCAGCATCACGCTCGATCTGATCGGCGCTCAGCTTGGTCTTTAGCACCATGTCGGGGTCATGCACGATGTCAGCCAGCGCCGTTACTGCTGGTGTGACCAGCTCCAGTTCGCGGACTCGCGCTTCAAGGGTTGCGATGCGCTGGTCCTTTTCCGTCGTCGCCTCACGGAACTGTTGCTCCAGAGCCTGTCGCGCTTCTTGGTATTTGCCTTGTGATTCAAGCTGCTGTTGCTCGTGATTGCGCTTGAACTCCAATAACTCATTGACATCAACGCCATCTGGCAACGCTGGCGCTTTCTTGGCAGCGCGTAACTCAGCGATCAACTCTTTATTCTTGCGCTCAAGCGCTTCCACACTGCGTTGCAATGCGTCGTTGTTGTCGCCCCCAACAGCCGCAGGCTCCTGGGTTTGTGTTTCATCAGACATGGATAAGCCGCAGGCTTAATTACGCTGCCATCGTAATGGCGCGTAGCGATCGTGTCAAAGCGTGAATGGGACACCCCAATCCGTGAGCCATGGAATCTGCTGATTAAGCAGTGCCTTGATGCAGTAGATCGCCATGAGCATCTGTACCGCAGTAGCGGCAATGGCTGGCATGCGGCTAAAGCTCAGGATCTGCGGTGGTACGTTGCCGAGCTAAAGGACTGGATTCACCGTCAAGAAGCGGTTACCACTTTACCTTGTCCGCCCAATATGCCGGAGACATCTTGCCGCGAGCAATGTTGCTAGCGTGCCTTGCCTTGAATGATGCCCGCCTGGCTTTGTCTGCTGCTGACTCGTTTTTGCGTGGCGGGCTGCCGCTAACGCCTTGCTGACCGAACCGGATCAGTCTGATGGTCTCGCCTTCCTTAGCCAACACCACATGGGATTTGGTCGGATGGCCTGGCGTCCGCTTGGGTTTGTTGTAGCCCTCAAACTGCTCGCCGCGATAGGTAATCATCGCCGTGGTGCAGGTTTCAACTCTGACCGCTTTTTGATGACTGCGTTGCCGGTTGACTCGGATTTGATTCGTACGATCGGATCATCCATGCTGCCGACACGGGTAACGCTACCGCCACCTTGCGTTGGTATGGTCGCACGTTCACCACCAATGCTGGTGATTACGCCAAACGTGCGCGTGCCTTGATAGCTCCAGCTAACCCGGTCGCCGCGTTTCATTTCTTCTTGCCCCCTTTCTTTGGCATGGGCTTTTGAGGCTTGGCTGGTCCGGTGTACTTAGGCATCACTTTTTACCTTTGGGTTTGCGGGCTTTGCCGGCTTTTGACAGCGCGATTGCGATTGCTTGCTTTTGCGGTTTGCCCGCCTTCATTTCGGCCTTGATGTTGGCCGAGATCGCACGTTGTGATTTGCCCTTCTTCATTGGCATGGCGCCAGTCCTCAATGCCTACCAGCAGGCTAGCGCCATCTGCTGTTGCCCATCCTTTGTCGGTATAGATCGCTGGCACCCATGCCTCGCCGGCCAATGCTTCAACAGGATCTGAGCTGACAGTAAACAGTCCCTCGTTGCGAAAGTGCCGCAGGTTAGGCAGGTCCATATCGTTTGCGGAGTTGATCTAAGGTTAGCTCTGACCCATCATCACGTACCAGCTTGGCGATGGCGTCGCGTGGGCCGTATTTCTTGGCAAGCCGGTTGAAGTATGCAACCTTGCCAGGGCCAAGCGCATCAGCTTGTACGCTGCGTGGCTGATTGGATAGCCACTCGCCGTAGCTCTGGTTGATCGGCACCTGGCCATCCTTGCTGGCGCGAGTAGCTGTCGTTGACGGCGGCAGGATGTCTGGATCGATAACTGGCACTGTTGTTGACCGGCAGTTGAAGTGCTGCGGCGGCATCGGACCTTTGCCGTACTCAAACTCCTTGCCATCCAGCGCTCGGCAGATTGCGCTGGTGCGAGTGTCGAGCGTGGCAACGTACCGATAGCGTGGCGTGATGTCTTGGTTGGCCTCGTAGACCTGCTGGCTGGCGGTGTTGGCTACTTGGTTAATGCTGGTGCGTATTAGGGCGATGACTTGATTGTCTGCTACTGCTGTTGCCTGCCCGCCTGCAGCGATGAGCTGCCTAACGGTCTTGGCTTCCTCGCCAAATTGCAGGCTGCCGATCAGCCGTTTGGCAATAGCAGGTGTCGGCTCGCCAGTCAGCAACCCCTGCCGTACTACTTGCGAGAATCGCTCGGCCTGGTCTACAGCAATGCCCCGGAACGCCTTGGTAACTACCTCGCCATTAGGCAGCGTGATTGTGGCACCCTGCGCAGCGGTCAGATTGAACGTGGCCGGGGCGCCTTGCACTGCGGCGAATAGATCATCGCTCAGCGCAACTACGTTGATCTGTGTCGGGTCGGTGGTAACAACCGACTGCGCAAACTGCGGGCTGATCTCCACGGTGTTGACCGCATCCCGCGTGCCAGCAGGTAGCGCCTTGCGGAGCTGATCAGCCACAAACTCAGATTGCAGTTGCGCGATGCCCTGCAGCTCAGCCGCCGTGATCTCCGTTGCATCGCCCGCCCAAGTGCCGAGGCTGTCTTTTAACTGCGCAAGGATGGCCCGCAGCCTGGCGGCCTTTACGGGCGCGGCAAGCTCGTCAATGGTCCGCAGTTGATTAACCGCATCAATGATGATGTCGTTGTAGGCGTTGATAATGCGCCGCGCAACGCTATTGCTATACCTGTTCAGGTCGATGGCGTTGCGGTATAGCGCTTCTGGTGTGCTCACTGTCCATCAGACGGTAGATCAAGTCCCGCATTGGATGTAGCATCCATCTCTTCGTCTACGTCAAAGTTATCGCCTAGTACGTCGCCTTCAGCCAGCTCACGCAGCAGGGTTTCCTGGCTGATGGTGCCAGCGGTGTAGAGCGATAGCAGCGCAGTGATGTCCTGCGGCTCAAGGCGTGCGCCGAGGAAGTCACGGTTGACATAGCTGCTACCGGCAGCAGTTGCATTGCCGAGGTATTGCGCGTGAAACTGCAGGCAGTTGTCGATCATGTCCTGCATATTCTGCGCAATCACCATCATGGTGCTATCGCCCTGGCTGCGATCAATGCGCTTTGCCTCAGCTGTCTCGGCGCTCAGCTTCTGACCTAGCACTGCGGACAGTCCTAGCTCATTGATCTGCAGCGCAAGCTGCTCAAGCCTGCGGAATTGCGCGTCAAAGCTGCGACCGGCTGGCTCGATGTACTCGGCGCGGCCTTCGGCTGGAAATGCGATCGCCTCTCCGGGTCCAGCTGATACCTCTTCGGCTGCTGACGGGAACCCGTAGAACGCCAGCATCGGTACCGCCGAGATGTGCAGCTGGTTATCAAGATCCGACTGCACCTGATAGGTCTTGAGGTTCAGCTCTGCAATGTCTTCCAGCGGCGGACGGGATTCCATGAAGTCATGGCGCTGCGCATAGGCAATGCTGAACGGGATCTGATTAAGGCTTGTGCGGCCTTCATCGACGACTGTGAACTCACCGCTGTCGGCTTTGCGATGGATGCGGTACTCGCCAGGCGTCAGCACACGAACCTGCTCGACGGCCTTCTCGCCAAACTCACCATCTGGCACCGTGACCACTTCCGCCAGCCGCAGCTGGGTCAGCACCTGCCTGCCTTCTTGCGTCTCTGTGCGCCAGCCAAGGATCTGCCGCGGTGTGTAGGTCACCCAGTAGGGTCTGCCGCCATTAGACGGTGCATCCACCAATGTGCCAACGTGGCCATAGCGCACCATCTTACGGGCTGCCTCATAGGTCCACACGTTGAGGTCGTTGCCTTGCAGGTCTACGTCAAATAGCTGTTCACGGATGATGTCGGCGGTGTCATCCAGCCTGACGGGCTTGCGAGTCAGCATGCCCGCCAGCATGCGCTCTAGGCGGATGTAGTACGGCGGGCAGACGCTACGGGATAGGCGATTGTCGTAGGACTCATCCAGCTCGCGGGGCTCCTGCGGCAAATAGCGGCGATGCTTTTTACGCATCCCATAGGTGCCCTGCAGCAGATCTTCAATCAGCAGCCAATGCGGCTCTTGCGCATACCAATTCGTATTTGGGTCGTTGACCTTTGCTACGGTGCGCTGCGCTAGCGGCCGGTCATAGAAGTTGTAACCGCTATACACGAGCGCTAGTTGCTGAGAATGCCATCAGTTTACGGCTTCAGTCATTGATGGGCTGTCTAGTAAAGCCTGATGCCAGTGCTGCGGCCAGCGCCAGCATGCAGCGGGTTGAACTCACGCCACACCAGGTAGCCGAGCGCGTCGTTCATGTGATCGAATCCTGCGTCCTTGTCGGGTTCGCCCTTGTCGCTGTAGCACTGCAGCTCTAGGCATTCGATCACGCGGCGGCAACCCTGCGCCACCTGCAGCCGCACCTGCCCTTTGCCGTTCTCCATCAGCGCCTGCACAGCCGATACCCGATCGCGCACTGGCGGGTTGCTGCGTGGTGACTGATTCGACATGCCGTAGGACTCCAGGATCTGGATGTCGGTCTGGCTGGCGTTGGTGCTGCGGCTGCCGCCGCTGGCGTCTGGGTAGACGTAGATCTGCTGCTGCGGGTGCCGCCTGCGGATCTCTTGCGCCAATGCGTCGGTGTCATGCGCACCGGCGATCTCGTCAATCACCAGCAGGCCATTGCCAAGCCGCACGGCGATCACGGCAGACATGTTGCCCACGTTGAAGTCAATGCCAACGCGGATCGGCTCGCGGGTGATGTCCGGCACTGTGGCGGTGACATGCTTTGTCCGGTCAAAGCGGTCATACACCTGCCCAGTTGTCAGGTTGACGAACTCGCCGTCGAGGTACGCCCGCAGCAGGCTCGGGTCGTAGTTCGCCTGCAGCCGTTCGATGAAGTCTGGCGGCAGATGCGGATTGTCTGCCGTGCGCATTTTGATTAGCTGCCGGTCTGGGCGCTGCCTTGCCTCGTCGCTGCCGAATGTGTTCCACATCCACCGGAACCCTTCTGGCGTTGATGCCGCGCCAAACTGCCGCACATTGCCCGAGCGCAAGCGGCCGAGGATCTTAGGGAATGCCTTGTTAGCAATGCTTGGCGTTACGGTGTCGATCTCATCAGCCAGCACCCATGCAAGGTTGAGACCGATGATGCGGCTCCAGTTCTCAAAGCTGCGGCAAAGGATCTTGGTGTCACCGCCTGGCAGGTGCAGCATGTACTCCGGCAGCGGTGATGCGCGAAATGTGTACGGGATGTCGTACGCCTCAAGGAACGCCTCAAAGTCCGTCTGCCAAATGTCCCGGATCAGTGGCCCGGTCGGCTCCATCACGCAGCCGATGAAGCCTTGATTGGCCGCGGCCAGCATCACCGCCTTGGCGCATAGTGCCCTGGTCTTGCCAGCGCCATAGCCAGCGCTGATACCAAGGATCTGCGTTGCGGTGTCATCTACAAATGCAAGCTGCCCAGGGTGGAGGTCGCTGCGGATGCGGGTGAGCAGGTCAGCAGTGTCCTCGGGCGTCTGCTGCTGCATGAATGACAGCAGCGGTACTGGTTCGCAAATGCCGCTGACAATGCTCACGACATCTCAAACCGCAATAGCCGAGCTTGCTTCTCTACGGCAGTCATGGCTAGGCCGACTTGGTTGTTCTCGCGTGCAATGCGTTCGTAATCCTGCAGCCGCGCCAATGCGGCCTCTAGCCATTGAGGCCGCTCCAGCTCGGCGTCAAGCGCTATTAACTTACGCGCTTCAGCCAAATAATCACGCACTTGACGTTCGCTTACTCCCCACTTTTCGGAACCGTACTGAACAATTTGATTATGATTCCATGCGCGCAAAAGCAAACCATAAACCTCATTAACCCGGTTTTGGATCTCGTCTTTGGTGCTTTTGCGCGCCATTGTATTACTCCCGGATTTGGACTGGCATCACCAGATAAGTCTG